TTTTGGGCATAATACAAAGGAGGATATCACCTATGTCGTTTTCCCAGTTTAGAGATCGCATGCAAGCCCACTTCTCTCAAATGACAGAAAACATCACTCACCTGTTCCAAACGGATGTAGACCCGGATGTAATGTGGAATCTGTATCTGGATTCCTTCCCCGCAGGAACCAATGAAATCTATCGCAAGCGACGCGAGTTTGATTGCTCCTGTTGCCGTCACTTCATTAAGCAGTTTGGCAATGTGGTTGCAATTAATGCAAACAATCAGCTTGTCTCTATCTGGGATTTTGACGCAGAAAGTACCAAGTACCAGCCTGTTATCAACGCTCTTTCTGCTTATGTAAAGGGCCATTCCATCTGCAATGTAAAGCATATCAGCACCTCGGCTGTTGGTACCCATCATTCTGTTGATAATGTAACCAATGATCTTTGGTCGCATTTTTATTTGGAAATCCCTCGCGCTTTGGTGGATCGTTCTTCCCGTTCTGATGGCGACTACATGGGCTCGTATCGCTCTTCCAGGGATGTGTTCCAGCGTTCTTTGGAGGAAATCTCTACTGATAGCATCAACACTGTTTTGGAGTTGATCGCTCAGAATTCCCTGTATCGTGGAGAAGAATGGAAGAATCAGCTTAAAGATTTCTTGAAGTATAAAAATGAATACATGCTGATCACTGATCCCAATGAGCGTCAGAATTATGCATGGCTTCTTTCTGGCAGCATTGGCCCTGCAATTACACATATCCGCAACCATAGTATTGGCACTTTGCTGGTTAACATCAGCGAAGGAATGGATCTTGAGCATGCTGTTCGCCAGTATGAAAGCATTGTTGCTCCTGCCAATTACAAGCGCCCCAAGGCCATCTTCACTCAGAAGATGCTTGAGGAAGCCCAGAAAAAGATTGAAGACATGGGCTACATGGATTCTCTTGGCCGTCGTTTTGCCACTTTGGACGATATCACGGTTAATAACATCCTCTTCTCCAATCGTGATGCTGCTAAGCGTGTTGGTGGTGTCAATGATGTGTTTGCTGCTATGTCGGCAGAAACCACTTCTAAGCCTAAGAATTTTGACCGCGTAGAAGAAATCTCTGCGGAAGACTTTGTGAAGAATGTCTTGCCAACTGCACAGGAAGTAGAGGTTTATTTTGAAAATCGTCACTCTTCTAACATGGTGTCTCTCATCGCGCCACAGAACGCCAATGCAAAGTCTATGTTTAAGTGGAACAATCCCTTTGGCTGGGCTTATGCTGGTAATGTCACTGATAGCATTCGGGAAAATGTAAAAGCCGCTGGCGGCAAGGTAGACGGCGTTCTTCGTTTCTCCATTCAGTGGAACGATGATGGCGAATACAACAGATCTGATTATGACGCACATTGTGTCACGCCAAAGAGTCATATTTATTTTGGCGACAAAAAAGAGCGACATGGCTCAGGTATGTTGGATGTGGATATCATTAATCCCATTAAGGATGTCGCAGCCGTAGAAAACATTACTTGGCCTACCGTCGGAAGTATGGGAGTTGGAGCTTATGGTTTCTACGTCCATGGCTTTTCTGTCAGACAAGGCAATAAAGGCTTTAAGGCTGAGATCGAAGCAGATGGAGAAGTGTATTCCTTTGAATATCCGTATCCTCTTCGTCAGGGAGAAAATGTTGATGTTGCTATCGTTCATCTTGACAGAAATGGTAAGTTCACTGTCACTCCCAAGCTGAGTTCCACTCAGTCGTCCAAGCAGATTTGGGGGCTTACCACCAATCATTTCGTCCCTGTGTCTGTTATCATGTACTCCCCTAACTATTGGGATCAGCAGGATGGCATTGGCAATCGCCATTATTTCTTCATGCTGAAGGATTGTGTGAACCCTGAAACCCCCAATGGTTTCTATAACGAGTTCCTGAATAATGAACTTGTGGAGCACAAGCGAGTGTTTGAAGCGCTTGGCTCCAGACTCCGTGTTCAGGAAACGCCTGATCAGCTTTCCGGTATTGGCTTTGCTTTTACTAAACGCAATGATCTTGTTGTTCGCGTTACTGGCGCTACTAAGCGCACGCTCAAAATCAAGTTTTAATGGGAGGAAATCACATGTTTGAAATCGCAACTCGTCAGAAGTTCCGTTTCCCCTATCACGGTTCTATCTCCGTAGAAGACCTGTGGGATCTGACTCCTGCCAATCTTGATACAGTTTATAAGGCTCTTAATTCCCAGAAGAAACAGACAGAAGAAGAATCTCTTTTGTCTGCTAAAACTGCAGAATCTTCTGTGCTGGATTTGAAGATCAATATCGTCAAGCACATCGTTGTTACCAAGCTGGCCGAAGCCGAAGCGCGTAAGAATGCCGCAGAAAAGAAAAAGCAGCGTGAAAAGATCGCTGAAATTATTGCTGCCAAGCAGGACGAGGCTCTTCAGGGCAAGTCCATTGAAGAGCTCACCGCTATGCTTAATAGCATGGAATAACCCACAGTGGACATGCAGGGCTTTTTCATATGATGATCTATGAAGGCCCATTCTCCCATCGCGGAGCACCGTACCAATTTTATTCTGCCATATTTGTCAATTGGAGGTGTCAAATGTATAACGAACCCCTCGCATTTATCAATCGCACTGATGCTCTACGTGAATTGGACCAGCTCATCATGTCGCGCCCGCTTGAGCCGGAGCGCAAATTGCTCAACGCTTGCAAAAAGCGCTTAATGGAGCTACCTATCATCCATTCCGCCCAGCTTCCTCCACGAAAGAAAAAGTGGGAATGCCCCATGTGTGGCTATGTAGAAGGGAAGCACAAACCTCCGCTTTATTCTCTTCTTCATGAAGCTGAAAAGGAAAACTCTTAAGGAGACAGGCATGAGAAGAATTATTAGCCTAATGCTGTTTTTGTGTATGTGTACAACGCCAATTGCTGCTTTGTCTCAATCCGCGGATCAGGTTGGTACAATTATTGATAAAAGAATCCAACCATCTTATTGGCAATGGGTGTCGAAAGATTCTAAGTCTTTCCAAATCAGAAACCCAAAGTATTTCATTGTGACCGTTGAATACTTCAAAGAGAATTTCAGCCACCCCTTTCTGATGGATTATCGAGTGCCTATTTCCGTTTTCTCTACTTTGCAAATTGGAGACCAGGTTTTATTTTCCGAAGGCAATATGGATATTCCATTCCGCAAACTTGAGTGAGGAGAAATATATGATGGAAGAAAATATTGATGTCGTTGCATGTCTCAGACATTGCCATCAGGAAATGAGTTGTGAGAATTGCCAGCTTAAAAACCATAAAGAGCTGTGCGATAGTCTTGAAAAGCTTGCAGCAGATAACATCGAGCAATTACAAAACGCTTATGATCTTATGGAACAGCTTGCTATCCATTTGGCTGATAGAAATGCTTTCCCTTGTGATTACTGCGCTAATGATGCTGATTGCCCTCATCGGCATGCCTGTCCTCAGAGCGGATATTATTGTTTTTCTCCTGATATCTCAAAAATTTAAATTAGACATTTACAATATAACTAATATGTGATATAATAACGTCGGGCACCAATTAATTATTTATATTGTGAAGGGGAACAAAGAATGGCGGTTAGAGATTACATTGAAGCGACTTCTGAAGATTCACCTCGTAGAATATCTCTTTTGCTCAAGGTTGAAGCCATCATTCACGAATTGGGTTATGAATGGGAAACGCTCCCCGCTGATAACTGGCTTGAAGTTTATAAGCGATTGACGGGTCTTTCGCCTCAAGTGCTTAAACAATACGATGGGCTTATTCGCTCATATTATGTTTGGCTGAGCAAAGAGACCAAACGCGACATTTCTCTTTCCCCATACCGCCCCTTGGAACCTGAACAAATTTCTGAGATTTATGCTTATCATAGTCTTCGTAAGTACGTTAGCACCGTAGAAGATCTAATCAGCATGGCAGATAATTTGCAAGACACCCGACGAATTACCGCTAAAGCAAAACTATTAAACAAAGCTTGCTTAGCTTTTATTTGGTCAGGGTTGCAGGTTTCTGATATTTTGGAACTCAAAGAAGATGATGTGGCCTTTTTTGACGAAAACGATTCTCTTTTAACTGCCCCTAAAGATCCGCTGAAAATCAATAAATTGTCATTGATAAAGCATTCAGCGGAAGATGGAGAGCATATTTGTTATATTGCGAACAAAAAGTGCATTCAGCTCATTCATGAGCTTTGGTCAGAGGCTCATGAATACCGACTTTCTAAAAATCTTAAAGAGGTTCCTTTGCTTATAGCAGAAGGTGCTGGAAAGCGCACAGGAGAAAAAATCGTTCTCTCTATTCGTTCCATGAATGTGCGCATCAATCGCACTATAACTGCCATCAATGAGGCAAACGATCTCTCGCTCAGCATCGCCTCTATTAGGTTAAGTGCTCTTTACCACACTGCCTATGCACATTGGAAGCTTTACAAAATGCCTTGGTATTTTACTCCACAAAATAGCGAGATTCTTCTTAAACTTTTAAAACGTGACACATCTCTTCCGCTTTTTCTGCAAAAAGTCGAATTTCAACAGTTCATTGAATACGTTGCGAACATTAAAAAGGACCCTATGACCTAAATTAAAACCACAACTCTTGGAGGCTCTGCTATGATTATTCAAAGCAGAGCACCGCCTTTTACCCATTTTCAAAGTTATAATATCACTAATAACGGCGGTGCTCTATGAAATTCTCGTTTAAAAAATTATGTCATCGTTTATTCCCACATTTTTGTCTGAAGCATTTGTCGGCTTTAGATTGGGATGGTACTTCGTTGTATTGCCCACACTGCGGGAAGCTTTTAGCTTATGTTTTTCCACTCCATGGGCATTATGAGCTGCATATTGTCTATCCGTACAATACTGCAAACGATTATGTAAAGCGCATCCAGGATAGCCTGCCTATTTATTTCAAAGGCAGGGTTAAGGAGGATGAGCCAATAACGATTAATTGGGAATTGCTCCGTGAGCCTATTGAGCCCCTCATTTCCGATACATGGGATGATGATAAAGCCTATGAACAATGTATCAGAGAATATATCGAACAAAATAAACAGAAAGAAGATGAATTATTGAATGGAAAACCAGAATAATACCACACTACGTCAGGCAATGAATCGTGTAAGAATTACAGGCTATCTCAAGGAAATGGATCTTAAATACGCAACCGATCAGAGCAATCGCCCTGTTATTCGCGGCTCATTGAAGCTCCACATCCCTCCTGCAGCAGATCATGATGTTAACGTATATGTGCCTCAGTTCACCAGAGAGGGCAAGGAAAATGGAGCTTATTCCGGCATTCAGACAGTCATGAATGAGTATGTGGACATGGTCTCTTTGCTTGACAAAGGCTATGACTTGGCTACCGCTATGGCTCAGTGTACCAAAGTATCTGTCACCAATGGCACTCTTGGCCGCAACGAATACAATGGCCAGAACGGCTTCGTCAGCCGTGTGTCTATTTCCAGCAACTTCTTTAATCGTGTTGATACCGATTTTAACCCCTCCGCGACGTTCGAGGTAGAGTGCTACATCGATAAGATTACTGATGAAGTTGTGGATGGCGAAGAAACCGGTCGCAAGATTGTCGATGTTTATGTCCCCATGTACCGCGGCGCTATCTTGCCTCAGAAGTTTGTTGTTGGCAAGGGTCTTGCAAGTGATTTTGAAAACACCTACGAAGTTGGCCAGACGGCTATGCTCAATGGCGATCTGATTAACACTGTTCATGTCACCACTTCCACTCAGGCTGGCATTGGCCGAAAGATGGAAGCTCGCACTTATATTAATGAACTGGAAATCATGGGTGGTTGGAATCCCTATAGCGAGGAAGATGCCAAGTCTTACTCCCGCGAAACCATCATGGCCGCTTTGGCTGTCCGCAACAACGAAACCATTCCTGCAATCATGGCAAAGGAGCGTAAGAATGCGGCTGCCGCTATGACTCCTGTAACAGCTCCCGCGATGCCCATGAACAATGCTGCTGCGGATAAGATCAATAACTTCTCTTATTAATCACGAAAGAAGGTAGACATAATGGCAGAATATCATTTTGGCAAGCCTCCCGTTTCTCAGATCACCAGCGACCTTGAAGGCGTAGCTATCCTTATTTGGGGCGCTAATGGCACTGGTAAGACCCCTGTTGCAGTCAATATGCCCAAGTCTTATTATCTCGCTTTTGAAAGTGGTATTACCGGCATGCAGGGTAAGCAGTATTACCCCATGAAGAGCTGGAAGGATTTCCTGGCTTTTGTTAAGTGGGCCACCTCCCCTGCTACCACTGGTGAAGCTCACGAAGTCGCACAGACCATCATTCTTGATACGGTTGATGTTATGGCTGACTACTGCATCGACTTTGTCTGCGCAAAGCTCGGCATTCAGTCCCTTGGTGAAACGCGCTACACCGTTGACGGCAAAAAGGATGGCTCTGTAAACGCCTATACCGAGTTTGGCCGCGAGTTCCGACGTGCTACCCGCGCCCTCCGCCTTGCCGGTTTTACGCTTGTGTACATTGCCCACGATGGCGGCTACCGTGATGAAGTGGATCCTCGCACTCAGCAGAAGTACACCAAGATGTATCCTTCTGGCGATAAGCGAGCAATTGAACCCATCTGTAACGATGTGGATGTTATTGGTTATATGCGTGCAGCTCCTGTGGATGACAATGGCAACACCGTGTTTTCTACCATTTATTTCGCGCCTAATACGCAGTATCATACCCGCTCTCGCTATACGCAGATTGTGCCTTATATCGAACAGGTCACTGCTGAAAAACTTTGCGCTGCTATTATTGATGCCAAGCGTAAGCAGCTGGAACTGGATGGCGCCGCCCCGGTAACTTTCGCGGAACAGCAGGCTCCTTTCACGGATGCTCCTGCGCCTACTTTCGCGGAACTTCAGGAGGCGATTAAAGAGATTGCTCTTAAGATGAATGCCGCTGGTCGTATTGAAGAATATAAAGCTCTTATTGAATCTTATCTTGGCAAAGGCAAGGGTGTTATGGATGCCCAGCCTGAACAGGCGCAGATTCTGGAAGTTATTCTTTCTGATTTGAAGGATTTGAAAATCTAATCAATACAGGGGTCGGGGTGAAATCCCCGACCCCGTAAAGGGGAAATTACTATGTACAAAAATAGTATTGGGTTTCATGGCAATATTCAGTATGGCACTTTTTTCCCTTGTTATGTAAAAAAAGAAAAAACGGGCGGCTTTTTGGTCATTGTCACAGAAGACGGTGAAGAAGCGGAAATAGGTATGTGGTCTTTTACCGAGGTAGGCAATCTTTCTGATTATGCAACTTTGGAAGAGGCCTTTTCGGCCGTCTATGAACATGTTGGCCTCCCCGGACGGTGCGCAGTATGAACTGTGCAAAATGTGGAGCGTCGATTCAAAGCGATCAGGATGTTAAATATCGCTCCAAACATTATCATTCCGCTTGCTTAGACGCAATTAAGGCCGCTGCTAAAGCAAAAGATCAAAAGAAGGCTTCTTCTTCAACCGTTCGTCTTGATCCAGAACGTGACGAGCTTGAGCGCTATATTTGTTCTTTATATGGAATCCCCTGTCTAAGCCCTCTTTTAAATAAACAAATCAATGATTTTCATACCCAGCGTGGGTATCCATATAAAAACATTCTTTTAGCCCTGCAGTATTTTTTCGAAATTCTCCCTGCCAATGTGCCAGAACCTGATTCTCCCTCTATTGGCATTGTGCCTTATATCTACGATGAGGCTCTTGCTTTTTGGTCTTTGTCCAATGAAGCCAACGAGCATAACAAGAATGTTACTGTTTTAGATGAAGCTGTTGTCCTGCCCTATCAGACAAAGCCTTCTCCTCTCCCTTGTTTATTCCGCATGGAAGATATTTAGGTGGTGATTTACAATACCCAAAACAGAATTGATTCAAGATAAAGCCGTCACTTTGCATGTACTGGGAGAGCTAATTAAAAATCCATATTTATTTATGGACGAACGCTTTCAGCTAACACAAGATGATTTCCCTGAGCGTTTTCACAAAATCGTTTTTACCGCCATTGCGAATTTGGCTATGAATGGAGCTGAAAACATCAATATCATGTCTATTGATGAATACATCTCCAATTACCCAGAGCATTATCATCTGTTTACGACTAATGGCGGGCAGGCTTATATCAATGCGCTGATCAACACAATGGCGGACGGCAACTTCGCTCTTCACTACAAAACGCTTAAAAAATATTCGCTGCTAAATAAGCTGGTTAAGGCTGGTATTGACGTTAGCGAGTATTACAACAACACTTCTGCTGATCCGTCTGTGCAAAAGATTGCTAGAGAAAAGCTGGACAGCAGTTCACTGGAGGATATCTTCGCTTTTTACGAGAGCAAACTATCTGAAATCAAAAGCGAATTTTCCAACATTGGTGGCCGAGTCGGCGGACAAGCTGCTGAAGGTATGGTAGAGCTGAAAAAGTCTCTCATGGAGCGCCCCGAGATGGGAGCACCCATGAATTCTAAGAAATTGACCACCATTTGCAGAGGTCGAAGGCTTAAGAAGTTCTACTTGAGGACGGCTCCAAGCGGTTTGGGTAAATCGGTCACAAATAGTACCATTATATATATGTACAATGAGAAGCCAAAGCGAGTTGATGAGGTCAAAGTAGGCGATCTTCTTCTCGGCAGAGATGGAAAACCTACTCGCGTCCTTGCGGTTCATCCCCAAAAAGAAAAGAAACGGGTTTATGAAGTCCATTTTTATGATGGGCGTGTAGCTGAATGCTGCAAAGACCACCTTTGGTTTTATTATTATGATCGCCATAATCCCAATCTGCATCGTGTCGAAACCACAGAGCAGATCATGAATCGCTACTCCGGTCGTTGGCGAGAAGGTGCAGGAGGAAGCTTTAAATGTCGTGTCCCATTGTGTCTCCCGGTCGAACATCCAGAAAAGGAGTTTTTGATTCCCCCATATATTATGGGTTTGTTTTTGGGGGACGGTAGCTTCAGAATATCGGGTAAATGTAAAGCGTTTCCTTATTCGTCTGAAGATTCCATATTGCCTGAACGCATAGCTGAAATCATGGGCTGGACATATGCTAAAAATAGTGGAGGGAACTATACCTACTATTTTAAGAAAAACGGCCACCATATTAAGACAACTGATATCTTTTCTCAATACCCAGACCTCGTAAATCTTTATTCTCATGAAAAGTATATTCCGCAAGATTATCTCCTTGCAAGTGCGCAGCAACGCATTGCGCTCCTACGTGGCCTTCTCGACACAGATGGCCATATTGACTCGGCAGAAAAGGGCAGAATTTCTTTTTCTACCACAAGCTCTCTTATGCGAGATGATTTTATTTCTCTTTGCAGAAGCTTGGGATTAACGGCAACCGCCCTTGAAGATCGTCGAGAAAAATATTCAACTGGTGTTAGTTATACCGTTTATATCCAATGTCCACGCGATTTAAAGCCCAGCCTGTTCTCGCTTCCTCGCAAGAAAGCTATTGCTGAAGCTTACGCAGATAAAGGCGGTAGAATTAACTATAAGGACTATAACGCGATTGTAGACATCATTCCTACAGACCGCTATGAAGATATGACTTGCTTCACAGTCGATGCGCCTGACGCCCTCTTTCTGATTAATGACTATATCGTCACTCATAACACCCGTCTTTCTCTTTCAGACGCCTGCCTCGGAGCCATCTCAAAATACTACGACCCCGATCTTAAGCGTTGGGTGAAAACCAAGTGCGCTGAACCGACTCTCTACATCACCACCGAGCTTGAACCAGAGGAAGTCCAAACCATGATTCTTGCTTATGTAGCATGTGTGCCAGAAGAACATATCCTTGATGGAAAATACGCTCCCGGCGAAGAAAAACGTGTAGATAGGGCGATCCAGATCGTTTCAGAAGCTCCTTTGTGGATCGAACACATTCCTCAGTTTAACGTAGATGATATTGAGAATCTTGCCTGCACTTATAAACGCAAGCATATGATTTCTCATCTCTACTTTGACTATATATTCTCATCCACCAAAATCCTCATGGAGATCGCGCAGAAAACCAGAGGGGTCAATATCCGTGAAGACAATGTCCTCGTTATGTTCTCTGACCGTATGAAATCCCTTTGCAATCGCTTGAATATCCATATCGATACCTCCACTCAAGCAAGCGGTGATTGGAAGAATTGCAAAGACCCTGACCAAAGCCTTATCCGCGGCGCCAAGGGCATTGCTGATAAGGTCGATATTGGCTACGTTGTTTTGGAGCCTACAGAAAAGGATCTTGAAGCTACTAAATCCATAATGGCTCAGTCTTTTTATAAGCCACCTAATCTTGTCTATCATATTTACAAAGTCAGGCGCGGCAAGATCAATCATGTAAAGCTCTTCATCAACTTCGATTATGCAACTCTCCGTACAACAGATTTGTTCGTCACCGACCGCAACTACAAACGTTTGGATGTAGAGAATACCAGTATTGAAACCATCCTTGATGAAACTGAGGAAGAAAAACCTGTGAATACCGATCCTGAGACCTTCGTGTGGTAAGGGGTGAGACTATATGATCCGAACGCAGTTTGAGCGTTCATTTTCACCCCCAGAAATCATCAAGTTGGTCACAGCTTTAGGCAGCGATCCTCCAAGAGCTACTTCTAATGGCGATTTAATTTTTCAAACCATTTGCCACAACCCTCCACACACCGGAAGTTATAAGCTGTTTTACTATCAGGAAAGCGGGCTCTTCCATTGCTACACGCAATGTGGAGACAGCTTTGATATCTATGAGCTTGTTAAACGTGTACACCATTGTAATTTTGGCCAAGCTCTGGATTTCGTTCAGCAAACGCTAGGAATTTCCTTTGGCCAGAAAATTGGTTTTGAACAAAAAATCTCTGATGATTGGGAAATCTTAGATCGCTATTCTCAAATGCTTGGTTTGTCTCAGCAACAGCCTCCGCCACCGTCATATGAGCCTATTCCTCACGGACTATTGGACTTGTATCCTCAAGTCGCTCCTGCGGAATGGATGCACGAATGGATTACGCCTGAGGCATGCAAAAGGTTCAACATCCGTTTTGATGTCGGGCGAAAAGAGATCATCATTCCTCATTACGATCATCTTGGGAATCTTATTGGCATTCGTTCCAGATGCCTTGACGAAGAAGCTGTTGCGGCAGGATTTAAATACATTCCCACCAGGATTGGCAATAAGGACTACCGCCACACGCTTCGCTACAATCTTTATGGTCTTGATAAGGTCAAAACCGCTGTCCAGAAATACTCTAAAATCCTTTTGGGCGAAAGCGAAAAACTCGCCTTGCAATGCGCCTCATTTTATGGAGAAGACAGTTTTGGCGTAGCTGTATGCGGTTCGAATATCTCCACTTTTCAGCGCGATATGATTGTCGGCCTTGGGGTTAAAGAAGTCTTCCTTGCTTTTGACAAGGAATACCATAAAGCCTATTCCGAAGAGAGCGATCTATATGCCGATAAAATCCTTAAACTAGCAGGTCTTTTTACCCCTTATGCTACAACCTATGTGCTTTGGGACAGTAAAGATCTCCTGCAATATAAGGATGCTCCCACTGATCGTGGCAAAGAAGTGCTCGAACAGCTTATGAAAGAAAAATTTGAAATCACAACAAACAATATGAGGTGATGTTTTGACACCTGACGAAAGAATCGCT